GCTGTGGCTTAAAGAGCTGGCTATATATCTTAATGAAGAGTTTTGCTGGCGATACGACAGAAACGTCAACCATAAATCAGCTGACGTTATTTTGTCTTTACCCAACCCCGCTATAGAAAGTAAAGGTTTACAACAACAACCACAGTGTATGCCCGAAGAGTATAAAGTAATCAATAACCCTGTAAAAGCATATCGTAATTACTACATGGGTGAAAAACAAAGTTTTGCACAATGGACTAAAAGAGAGGTTCCAGAATGGTTTCAAGTACAGAAAGATTCTTTAACTACATAAACGAAAGACATTTTATATATTTAAGACGACAAGATTTAGATTTAAGAGATTTCCCTTGGACAGAAGACGAGATATTACAGACATATAGTTTCTGTAATGTATATAGGGAATTAGATAAAGTAACGATATGGCTTAGAAAAAATTGGAAAGAACCCTATGCTGATCACCCTAACATACCTTTCGCTATGTCTGTGGCTAGGCAGATAAATCACCCAGATACTTTAGAAGAAATAGGTTTCCCCGAAAAATGGAACCCTGAACGTGTGAAAGCTATTATGCAAGGTAGAATGGATAATAAACAAAAAGTCTATACAGGTGCATACATGCTAACAGGTACGCTAGGGGGAACTAAGGTAGAGCAAACTATAGACAAGATACTCACACCTCTATATAAAAACCCACCTAAGATTACCCCAGAGTCATTAGAGGAAACATGGAAACAGTATCTACCTTATGCTGGTTTCAGTGGTTTTATGGCTTACGAAGTAGTTACTGACCTAAGACACACAAAATATTTAAACAAAGCCGAGGATATTATGACTTGGGCTAATGCTGGTCCAGGAGCGAAACGTGGACTCAATAGAATACATAACAGAAAATTAGAACAAACTATAAAGAAAGACCAGTTGACCGTAGAAATGAAAGAATTACTGGATGTTTCTAATGATTATATAGACCCAGCATTACCAGCTTTAGAAATGAGAGAAATAGAGCATTGCTTGTGTGAGTTTGATAAATATGAGAGAGTAAGACTCGGTCAAGGCAGACCAAGGTCAAAATACAAACCATGAACATAGATAATTTATTTGAAGTAGTACGTGGCGGTATAATAAAAAGATACCATACGTTAGAAACTATTGGAGAGCAGTCTGTAGGTGCTCATTCTTGGGGGGTAGCTATGATACTACAGTACTTAGACCCCACGGTAAGCAAGACAGCTATTTTAAAAGCGTTAACACACGATATAGCAGAACTGTACACAGGAGATATTCCTGCACCTGTGAAATGGGATAACCCTGCTTTAGTGAAAGCACTAAAAGCAATAGAAATCGATTACGAAAAAAGATTAAATATCAATTACTCTAGAAAACTTTTACCAAAGGAAGCAATCTTATTCAAACAGGCTGATATGTTTGAACTTTTGTTTTTCTGTATGCGTCAGAGAAAAATGGGTAATACTAACATGAATACTGTTTTCAGTAACGGTGTGGAATATTTAGCAAACCAAGACCTTAATAAACGTGGTTCAAATTTACTCGGTAAACTTATAGAAGAATATGGAGGTATCTAAAATGTCTTTACCAAAAAAATTTCAAGAAATGATTGATATAACTGAGCAAGACGTAGAAGAACTAATGGAAGCAGAAAAAAGTTATGGTGACAGTTGGCGCAAGCGTGGAGGCACAGGCGCTTTTATGATGCTAGCCCGTAAGTGGGACAGGATAGAAAACCAAGTTAAAGCCCATAATTTTGATGTATTTACGGCGATACAAAAGGATAAAAGACCAGAAGGTATCATAGACGATATCCACGACCTACGCAGATATTTGATTTTAGTAGAACAATTTATATATGAAAAACCAGAGGAAACGCAATGAAAATATACATCCCGACAAGAGGTAGACCACGTAATCAAGTGACACTAGAATTTTTTCCTAAAAGTATGGTAGAACACGGTACAGTGGTGTTAGCTATAGATGAAGACGAAAAAGACCAATATGATAAATATCCAGATGTACCTAAATTAATTATCCCTACTTTTGTTAAAGGGATTAGTGCTAAACGAAAATACATAGTAGAACAAAGCACTGATCCTCGTATAGTTATGTTAGACGACGACTTACGTTTCTATATCCGCAAAAGCCCTACTGATTGGCACCTCAGGTATTTAGAGCCTGATGAATACTACGCTTTGTTTGGTTTACTAGACGAATGGATGGATCATGGGTACGCTCATGTAGGGATAAGTGCTAGGGAAGGTAATAACCGTGTTGAAGATTTATCAGTAGAAAACACAAGGTATATGAGGGTGCTTGGCTATAACCTTGAAGCCTTCCCCTCTACTATAGAGTGGAATAGAACTCAAGTTATGGAAGATTTCGATATTTCTTTGCAACTATTGAGAAAAGGTAAGGCATGTAAGGTAAGCTATTACTATGCTCAGGGTCAAAAATCTTCTAATGCAGACGGTGGTTGTAGTGAGTGGAGAACTATTGATGTACATAACGCAGGTGCTGAAAGGTTGAACGAGCTTCACCCGACTTGTGTCAAAGTAGTTGAAAAACAAACTAAAACTGCGTGGAATGGTTTGCCCCGTAAAGACGTAATAGTGGGTTGGAAAAAAGCATATAAAGAAGGTGTAGAAAATGCAAGTAATCAAAGCTAGAAATGTACACGAAGCACTGCCCCGAGGGTTAGATTTACTAGGGGAAACAGGTGTATTACTAGACAGTAGAAATGGTCCAATGTACGAAGCACCTTGTCCTGTAACTACGGTATATCAAAAACCTACTGAACGAGTTATGTTTTGGGAACACCGTAACGCTAATCCATTCTTTCATTTTATGGAAGGGTTGTGGATGCTAGCTGGAAAAAATGATTTAAAAACTATGCATCACTATGCTAAAAGTATGGAAAATTACAGTGATGATAACAAGATTCTATGGGGCGCATACGGGTGGCGTTGGCGCAGGTTTTTCAAAATAGATCAATTAGATGTAATAACATACATGCTAGACCGAGACCCTGAAGATAGACGTGCCGTTTTACAAATGTGGGGTATAGAAGATTTAGCTCGTAAAGGTAAAGACGTCCCCTGTAATACGTGTATATATTTTAAAATACGAGACGGCAAACTAAACATGACCGTATCAAATAGGTCTAATGATATTATTTGGGGAGCATACGGTGCTAATGCCGTACATATGTCTATGCTTCAAGAATATATGGCAGGTAGGCTTAGTGTCGAAGTAGGTGTGTATAATCAAGTTAGTGACAGTTATCATGCTTATAAAGATATTTTTGATGATCTTTTACAGAAGTTTGTAGAAGATGATATACTAGACTACTATGTACAGTCTTTACCTCATAATAAAATGAGAATGAATCCTTACATACGGGGAACAGTGAGTCCATATCCTATGATGAATAAAAAGTATGAACCACCTTTTCATCAAAACTCAGGTTTTAGGTGGGACTACGAACTTGAAGTCTTTTTGGAAAGAGAACCTTTTAAAGAACTACGTCAATCAACATTAGGTGGAATAGATAGTTTTTGGGGAGACGTAGCTGTCCCTATCCAAGATACTTGGGCACATTGGAAAAATAATGACATAGATTCAGCCATGAAAAAGATAGAAGATTGTAAAGCTACAGATTGGCGTAAAGCGTGTCTAGAATGGTTAGAGAGGAAATTATGATATATCAGTGGTCGTATAGTAGATTAGGTTGTTACGAAAGATGCCCTAAACAAGCAGAGTTTAAATTTATAAAAAAGATAAAAGAGCCAGGAAGTGCTGCAATGGATAGAGGTAAAGATATCCATCAGTTATGTGAAGACTACATACGGGGTAATATAGATAACATTCCTAAAGAGTTATCAGAGTTTGAAGAAGCTTTTGATTCCCTTAAAGAACTATACCTTTACGGTCATGTAATTTGTGAAAGTGACTGGGCTATAACTAAAGAGTGGGAAAAAACAGGTTGGTTTGCTGAGGATACTTGGGGTAGAGCGAAGGTCGATGCTTTTGTCTACGAAGAGGGGGTAAGCAAAGAGGCACGGGTGATAGACTTTAAAACAGGTAGGTATCAAGGTAATCAAGAATCTCACAGAGAACAGTGTGAGTTTTATGGTTCGGTAGCCCTTAAACGATACCCAGAACTTGAAAGCATAGTTACTGAAATGTGGTATCTAGACCACGGTAAGATAGATAGATACATATACACACCGGCAAGTATTAAAGTTAAGCAAGAAAGAATACATGCAAGAGCAGTAGCCATGACTACTGCAACAGAGTTCCCAGCTAAACCTTCTAGGTTTGGTTGTAAATGGTGTTATTTCGGTAAACAAAATATGTGTGCAGAGGCAATACAATAATGCAAGACCCTTTATTCCCACCAGATACACAGTGGTCAGCACCCACTTCTTTCCCTGATTTAACGGGACAAAAAGCTATAGCTATAGATCTAGAAACTAAAGATCCATGGCTTATGTCCCATGGTCCAGGATGGGCTTTCAAAGACAGAGGGTTTATAATAGGTATTGCGATAGCTAGTGAAGGCTACAGAGCTTATTTTCCAGTAGCGCATGAAGTAGGCGGTAACTTAGATAAACAAGTAGTTTACAGGTGGCTTAAAAAACAGCTAGAAGCACCTAATGATAAAGTTTTTCACAACGCTCAGTATGACGTAGGTTGGTTAATGAGAGAAGGGTTTACTATCAACGGTAAAATCCACGATACTATGATGGCAGCACCGTTATTAAACGAAAACCAATATGGATACTCGTTGAATAAAATAGGTAAGTTATACCTAAACGAAGAAAAAGATGAATCTATGTTGATAGAAGCAGCACAAGTTTACGGTGTAAATCCTAAATCAGAGATGTATCGTTTACCTCCTGAGTATGTTGGAACATATGCAGAACAGGATGCTGACCTAACCTATAGATTGTGGGGAACATTAAAGCAACTGATTCATAAAGAAAATATTCACGATATTTATAATTTAGAAAGTTCTTTACTTCCTGTTTTGATTGACATGCGTATGAGAGGGGTGAGGATAGACACTGATAAGGCTCAACAGGTTAAAAAACAATTATTAACAGAAGAAAATAAATTAATAAAAGAAATACACAAGTGGTATGGTCTCAAGCCAGACCTTTGGGCAGCACAATCATTATCTCAGGTGTTTGACCGTGCTGGACTTGAGTACCCTAGAACACCTAAAACAGACGCACCTAGTTTTCAAGCTAGTTGGTTAGAAGCGCATGACCACAAGTTACCGTCTACAATAGCTAGAGCTAGGAAACTCAATAAAGCTAGAACTACTTTTATAGATAAAATGATATTAGAACATTTAGTAGACGGCAGGATACACGGAGAACTGCATCCTTTACGGTCTGATGACGGTGGTACAGTAACAGGTAGGTTTAGTTGTTCAAAGCCTAATCTTCAACAAGTACCCGCTAGAGATCCTGTCATTGGTCCACTTATTCGCAGTCTGTTTATACCTGAAGAAGGTCAACACTGGGGTTGTTTTGATTACTCTCAGCAAGAACCTAGACTTACTGTTCACTATTCTGTGTTGACGCACCAAGACGGAGCCGAAGAAGCAGCGTTAGAGTACCACGATGATGATGCAGATTTTCATCAGATAGTGGCAGACATGGCTAACATAAGCCGTAAAGAAGCTAAGTTGATTAACTTAGGACTCAGTTACGGGATGGGTAAAGAAAAATTAACGAAACAATTAGGCATTAGTCCAGAGGAGGCAGAGCTCCTTTTTGACCAGTATCATAAGCGCGTACCTTTCGTAAGGGGTTTAAGGGACTCTGCAGCCCGTCAAGGGGCTAATAGAGGCTACGTCAATACGATACTAGGGCGTAAGTGTAGGTTTAACCTTTACGAACCTATAGATAGGAGAGCTATCCCATATCCTATTGATAAAGCTATGGAAGAATATGGAGGACAGCTTAAACGGGCGTATACCTATAAAGCTATGAATCGATTAATACAAGGGTCTGCTGCAGACATGACAAAGCAGGCTATGTTAGATCTACATGCCGAAGGTATTATAGCGCACACGCAAGTTCATGATGAGTTAAACATATCTGTGGAAAACATACAAGAGTGTGAAAAAATCATGGAAATAATGCGTGACTGTGTGAAATTAAAAGTACCTAACAAGGTAGACGGAGAAATAGGAAAAAGTTGGGGTCATGTCGTAGATTACAGAGAGTATTTTAAATGAGAAAAACCGACCTTAAAAAAATGTATTTTAAAATATACATGACATACAACAATAATAATGTAACACTAGAGGACATAGGTCTTAAGTATAGAATTACAAAACAAAGAGTTTGGCAAATTATTAGGTTTTGTAATCTTGGAAATGGAAATTATTATGATGGATTAAAAAGATACAATGCTGCCTATGCTAAAATTAAACTTGCTCGTCCTACATCAGATGGTAAAGAAATCAATTTTTTGTTAAGAGAGTGGTTACGGATAAACGACGTGAGGTTAATCAAATCAAAATATGGGTAAAATAAATTCAAGGAATAAAGGGGCTTCTTTTGAAAGAGACATAGCCAGTAAGATTAATGAGTTTTTAGAAACTAATGGAGACAAGTTTCCTAAGTTCAAAGATGTACCTAGAGTTAAAAGAAATTTAGACCAGTATCAAGAAAAAGGTTTGGGAGATTTAGAGTTGCCCAATCACATTATTGAGTGTAAACGATATGCGTCTGGTAACTGGTATAAAAAAGATTGGTGGGAACAAACAGTAACCGCACGTGCAGGCAATATACCAGTTTTAATATGGAAATATAATCATCAACCAATACGAGTTTGTTTGCCCTTAAATGTACTCAGTAAAGATTGGAAATTAAAACAAAACACAGAAACTACTGCTGTGATAGAGTTTGAAACTTGGTTGTGGACTCTTTGTTGTAATCTTTAATGAGTGATGACGATAAAAACGACGATGATATGCAAAAATTGTTTGTAGACATCGTTCTCAACTCTTCTGAAATGGCAGAACGTATTTTAGAATTTACCAAAACACTCATAGAAAAGGAAAAACTACCTGCTCATGTTGTCCCTTCTAGTTTAATATTTGCTGGAGTTCTAAGCATGATTGAAGCAGCAGCACAACACGATGAAAATCATAAAAGCGTCGAGTTTTCGAACAGTATGTACTGGATGATAGATCTTGCTTTAGAAAGCTATACCAGTATGGAGGAAGATAAAAAAACATTACATTAATAATGCTTTAAATACATAATAATCGGTTATATACTTTAGTTTACTATTAATAACTAAGTAACTATATGACTAAAAAACGAAAATGTTTAAATTGTGAAAAAATGCATAATCGCAGAGCAGCGATGTATTGTTCTAAAAAATGCGCTCAACAGAAACACACAGAAAGAAATCAAGAATCGTTTAAAATGAATTTTCAAGACGGGCACCGACACGAGGCAGCCCATGGTATAGATGATTATTCCATGCCTATGCATTCCGTACCGCATGACGTACTACAAGAGGCTAAAAATCATTACGACCATGCTTATTGTTTATATTATGAGGGTGAAAAAATAGTAGAAGACGTAGAAAAAATTATGGTAATGACAAATAAAATTTTAGCTGAAACATTAACAAAAAATAGTCAAGTTATTAAGAAACGCAGATTAGCGAGAAGATTAAGTTTAGTAAAGAAAGATGAATGGTATATATACCCTTCTATAATGAGTAGTTTTAATAAGTATCCATAAAAGGAAAAATCGTATGAATAACGAACAGTTAGAAAAAGTAGGTTTAGGTAAAAAAGTAATGTTTTGGGAAGATATAGAGATAGCAAGTCATGTAGCAAAGAAACGAAACTACAATCGACAAATTAATTTATCAAAATTGAAAAAAGATGTCAAGAAGGTATTAAAAAATCAAGATTTAGTTTTAGACGATACGAAATTTGCAGCTACTCCTATTATGGTACACACCCATAAAAGTGGTGAAAAATGCATGCCACACATGCGAATATCGGTTTACCTACCAGACACTGGTTCAGTATTGATTGATTGTGATATAGATTTATGGAAATCTTTCCCTAATGTTGATGTTTAAAATTACAGGAATTTAAGTATGTATGAAATTAATAATGATATCCCTATCCCCGATATCCGTGCTCCTCGAAATAATAAATATGATTTACATAAGATGGGGATAGGAGATAGTTTTTCACTTCCTTATGACCATCATAGTGTACAAAAAGTACGTGTCGCAGTTGCGAATTACGGTAGTAGAAACCATAAAAAGTTTGTGACTCGTAAAATATTTGAAAATAATGATGCTTTACTGAGAGTGTGGAGAACACTGTGAGTGAAAAGAAAAAACTAACACCGAAACAAGAAAAATTTGCTCAGAACGTAGCTAAAGGTATGAAAAAGAAAGACGCTGCAAAACAAGCAGGATACAGTGATAAAAATTCTACCAGAGCAGGCACCGTGTTAGCCAGTGATAAAAATCCCGTGGTTAAAAAACGCATAACAGAACTACAGACAAAAGCAGCAGACAGAGCCGTTGTGAATTTAACTGGACATTTAACTGATTTAAAAGACATACGTGATGGTGCTATGCGTAGTGGTGCGTGGTCCGCTGCTGTAACAGCAGAAGTTAACAGAGGCAAGGCAGCAGGATTGTATGTAAATCGAAGTGAAATCATTGTGAGCAAGGTAGAAACAATGAACAAAGATCAAATACTTGAAAGAATGAAAGAGCTTTATCACGAAACAGGAGGGGTGTTACCTGTTGGCACTTTGATAGAAGGCGAATACGAAGAAACCTGAATATGCTTTACCTTCCTAAAGTTCTAGGTTTTAATATATATACGGGTTAAGGGTTTTAAGAGTAGTAGCTTTCCCCTTTTCCCTAGATTTAAAGTTAGATACTCACTTTTTGTAGTAAGTATCAAGTGCGTGGACTCTAGAGTAACGTGAGATAACACCGAAACGCCCTCACAATAACTTTTTATCGAACGAGAGGTACGTCCAAAGGGTTTAATGGAAAAAAGCCTACGATAACAGAACTATGTTACATGGTCGCGCTAAGTGTGAGGGATAATATAAGTCTAGAATGAATGCTCCCAGTCCCCAAGCCTCTCACCTTATTAGGTATAATTAAATGATAGAAAAAATGATAAAAGGATTACACCCAACTATGAGTGAGTATAAAGAAGCAGTAGACAAACAAAAACAAAAACTAGCCTATGAAAAATGGTCTAATAGTGTAGAAATGATTTATGCTGCTAACAGTGTAACAGAAACTCACTACAGAGACGGCAGAGTCGAGTATTTAAAAGGCGGTGAATCATGGATTGAAAAATCTAAATTAACACACACCGATCAAATAAATAAAATGAACAAACACGTAAATAAAGAATCACGAAAATCACATTCGTATTCAATAAATTCAGACGGTAGGTTAGAAGACGTTATCATAACAGAAGATCCTTAGTTCCCACCTTTAGTAGGCTATACTTACTGATACTAAAAGTTAAACGTAAAGGGAATAATATATGGAAGGTCAGGACTGTACGAATCGTATTACTTTTAAATCTACCGAAAAAACTTTAAATAAAATTAAACTAGACATGCAAAGCACAGACGGCAATCTACCGTTTGATTTCAATAGGTTAATACCTATGCCTGCTGAACTTTTAGATACTGAGCTATTCGCCATAGGTAAAAAAGATTATTACTACTCTAATAAAAAGTTTATTTCAAGTGGTGAGAGTATGCCTCCGAGTATAGAGTGGGTTAAAAAACACTGTTTAGATCCTTTCACCCTTCGTCGTTTAAAAAATAGTTATGGATATCTTTCTAGTCAAGACTGGGCGGTAAAAAACTGGGGCATAATGTCTAACGCTACTAATGGTTTGTGTATTAAAAATATACACGACCACGATATGAAGCAGTCAGAGCTGGTTTATACTTTCGATACTGTTTGGTCTGAGCCTCAGCCCGTGTACGATGCGTTATGTGGTTATATCATGAAAGATACAGACGGTAACTCTGTTTCTCTACAGTGGTACTTTGAGGATACGTCTCAAAATTACTCAGGTTATATGTCAGGTGGTGCATGATTAGCGTTAACCAAAAACAAATGTACGATCAAGCAGTTAAACTGTTTAATGAAAAAACACCTAAAGATTACAACAAAACTCCTTCTGTAAACAATTCGAGTAAAAGGTGGGGCGGTTGGCTTTTAAAAGACGATAGGGATATTATGATTGGCTTTGTGGGCACGAGGGGTGATGTTCGCTGGCATGATTACGAAGACAAAGTTAATCTAATTTAAGATCATCTATATACTTCAAGTATACTCTTATATATAGTATTAAGTATGGTTAATAAATAAAGTAACCATTAACTAAAGAAACAATAACCATTAACTAAAAATAGGTGAATATTATGGCTGTACGAAAAGAAAAATACAAACCACGTGTAGATAAAAACGGTGACCGTATCCGTGGTCCAGGAGAACTTTCAGTAGGTGAGATAGATAAACTGATGTCAGTGAAGGTGATAACTCCTAAAAAACCTTCAGCTAAACTTGCTAAAAAAGCAAACCAAACTGTAAAAGCGAAAGGTCTTGACCTAGACGCTGTTATCATAGACGTTCCAGACAAAGTAGCTCGTGCTACGGAAAATGCAGAACGACACATTGAGTTGAGTGGTATGACTATAAGGGAAGCACTCGCTACAAGAAGAGTAGAGTCGAAAGACCTACGTTACGACCTTGATAAAGGGTTTATGAAAATAAAATAACCGTCTTGCCTCAATCGCGTGTTTTCTCCATTACTCCTTATAGTTTGCGCGGTTGGGGCTCTTTTTTAAGAATATCCTAGTTAATCCTATACTCTTAAGTATACTTAATACTTACTTTAATTATTTTTATAGGAGTTAACATGACCAAGTCTGTACAGCAAGTAGTAGCTATCGCTAATGCTATGTATGAAGTAGCTAACGCTCATTCTAAGCTAGACGAGCTAAAAGCCCAACAAAAACTAAACGACACTTTATTTAAAGAAGAAAACCTAAAGCAACAGCAGGAGGCTCAAGCACATGAAAGTGACTAAAGCTACTCTTAAAAATGTAATCAAACACAGATTTGATCTATTTTTCATACACAAAGCAGCAGAAAAACACAGCACAGCCAGTCAGGTGATGATTGAACTTTACGACCTGTTTGAACAGATACCTGACGACATAGAAGTACAAACAAGTGAAGATGGTAAGTCATTTAAGAACCATGCTAGCTACCAGTATAGTCGTTAGTATACTTAATATACGTTAAATAAAAATAAGGGGAACAAACTGTGGGTAAAGTTAAAGAAGTATTAGAAGAAGTTGAAAGAATGTTTTGGCAGAGTGATGAAGGCGATAATCTTGAAGCGGGTGATTTTGTAATAATAAATCAGCGTGATACAGGAAAATG